ATGTCTGAGGGGGTGGGCGTTTGGTCTAGGAATACCCAACCCCGCAATGAACACCCCTTCTGATAAGGCCACCCCCCTTTTGACTAGGGTTTCACCCCAATCTGTTAACGCAACCCTGTTAAGTTGTGCTCAACAGCCTCCCTCATAAAGATTAAGACATCTTAACCATGTTATTTTCGACAAAACACCCCCGTTTTTCTGGTTATATGGGGGAGATAAAAGAGGGGGCAACGAACTCACCCTCCCAGAGAACGGTCTCTCACTTAATTTGAGTTCGCTCTGGCCGCTAGGCCAGATTAAGAATGGGGCAACCCAAGGAGTTTAAAATGCCAAAGGGCAAGATTCTGATGGGGAAGAAGACCCCAGCACCAATCGAAAAGGCAGTCCCTCGTAATGAGGAGAAGCGCGGCGGACCACGTTACAAGAAGCAGCCAGTCCCAGACGGTAAGCGACAGCCAATGCCAGACAGGAATAAGAAGCGCCCGCTTCCGATCCCTCGTCCAATGCCAGGTCCAAAGAAGGACAAGCGGAAGAAGCCAGTTCCAATGCCAAAGGATATTAAGCCAGGTGGGAATACTAAGCCAATGGGCATTAAGGAAAAGACACTGCGCAACTCACCAGACTTTGGATACATGGCTGCTTACCCTAACAGCAGAAACAGCCGACAAAATAAGCCAGTGACCCGCCGAGGCGGTAAGTAATCATGGCAAAGAAGAAGGAAATGAACCGCACCGCTGGCACGGCCAAGCGGAAGATCAGCCAGGCGGAACAGATTCGCTTTGGCATGAAGACGGGCAAGCCATTGACTGGCTCCGCCTCTGGCGTCAAGAGCATCAGCCTAAAGCAGGCTGGTGAAGCCCTCACGCAGGGTATCGTCACGACCCGTGGTGGGAAGCTCCAGTTTGCCCCAGAAGGACTTGCCATGGCCCTGCCGTTGGGCAAGGTCGCCAAGGCTGCTAAAGTGTTTCGGGCAGCTGGTAAAACTAGAGTAGCAGCTGCACTTGAGTCAAGGCTAAAGGCAAAGAGTGCTGGAAATTTGCTTGCTAGAGATTTGTCTCCAAAACGAGAGCCTGGAACTGGAGTTGCTGGATTCCTTTATGGGTACGGGAAAACAGATCGGGCGGCGTCAGGGTCAATCTTTCCACGAGTCGGTGGCGCAGGAACAACTGTTCGCCGTGGACGCGGAACGGTAAACCAAAAGGGATTGGAAAGCATGATCGCTGGGGGCAGGGAGCCGTCACGCGAGATGCTTCGTATTCCTCAGATTCTCAAGGGAACTAATGAGGCCTACGAGAGCATTGCTCAGAAGGCAATTAAGGCCGCAGGAAAAACACCAAAGCGCCCACGAGGTAAGTAATAGTTACAACGCCACCGATTCAGAGGGGGTCGAATGTCCAAGGCAGTTACACAATACGTCAATCGCTGCAAGGACATCCTCGGACTGGGGCATTGGACGGTCACGGTAGGAGCTGGCGCTCCGCCTGACGATTCCTGGGCTGACGTAGAAGTCAGCACGAACCTGTACAACGCCACCATCCGCTTCTCTCCAGATCTCTGGAAGCAGAAGAAGGACGAGATCCGACGGGTGGTAGCGCACGAACTGATCCACCTACACCAGGCAGGGGTGGAGCGCCTTGTTGAGGCGTTGGAGGAGTCGCTGGGATCAGCGGCCCATAGCATCCTCAGCCATGTATGGGATGTTGAAACGGAACGAGCGGCTGACTCGCTTTCCGTACCTTTGGCTCGGTTGCTACCGATGCCGAGCATAGGAGAAGACTAATGGCAAAGAAGAAGGAAATGAATCGTACCTCTGGCGTCGCTGGGCGTAAGCTTGGTCGTTCTGAGGCAATCGGCTTTAAGCTCAAGGCAGGGATGCCACTTACTGGCTCCGCCTCTGGCGTCAAGAGCATTAGCCTCAAGGACGCTGGTGAGGTGCTGACCTCGGGTATCGTTACCCTTGGGAAGAAAGGTCTTCAGTCGGACCCCATGGCCCTTGCCATGGCCCTGCCAGTTGGTAAGGCATTCGGCGTACTGGGAAAAATTTCAGGGGTTGCTGGTAAGGTTTCGAGGATTGCGCCAGCGTCCGTCCGAATTTCAGGGGCTGCGGGACGTGTTGTTCGTGGTGCCGCTCGTCGCGGTCAGGCTGCGGAAACTGCCATTCAACTTGGCAAGGGTCTTAAGGAGACTGGTGGCTATGCAAAGGGCAGTGCCAATGTAGCAGGGCGTTCGGCTACACAAACATATGCTGCTGGAAAGTTTAGCAATGCAGAAACAGTATTTGATGGCGTAAAATACACAGCACCAACACGATATGGTTCAAACGAGGCATTGAAGTCTGCTGGCAAGTCTACTGCCTATGATCTAGCGCAACTTGGTGAAGCACGAGTCAAAAAGGGTGGGCAGATGATTTATGATGCAACCAAGACATTGGCGAAGACAACTAACCGAGTAGAAGGCGGGACCCGTGAGGCAGCCGCCGAGATTCGCCGACGACTCGCTGCACTTAAGAGTGGAAGGACGGCGAAGTAATGCCAATGGTCGGAGGGAAGAAGTTCCCATACACAAAGGCTGGTAAGGCTGCGGCAGCTAAAGCAGCGGGCAAAAAGGCATCTGGCCTAGTGGAGCCAAGGCCACCAAAGCCACCACGGGAAGACGTATACGGTAAGCCAGACCGAGATTTCTTTGACGTTTACCCAGCTCCAAAGCCTAAGCTTAAGACAGAGCGCCGTCCAGTACCTAAGCCTAAGCCAGAGCGCCGTCCAGTCGACGAGCGTGGCGTTTTTCGACGAAGGGGATAAGTAATGCCAGCAAAAGCAGGTCTGTACGCCAACATCCACGCCAAGCGTAAGCGCATCGAAGCTGGCTCTGGCGAGAAGATGCGTAAGCCTGGTAGCAAGGGCGCCCCTACCGCCAAGGCATTCAAGCAGTCTGCCAAGACCGCGAAGGGAAAGTAGTCCTTGTCCCGCTTCACCTCAACCAAGGTAATCAACACCCGCTGGCGAAACAATGATTTCGTCGGCGCGGCTGGTTCTACCCACACGTTCCCAGATGCGTTCCATGAGGAGTTCCTTGTGGACTGGGCGTTGCAGATCTCCGATGGTTCGGTAGTCATTACCGAAACCCCGACGACTGGGGTTATCCAGATGTCTAGCCTTACGGTTGGTGACATTACTCTTACTGGTACTGCCCTTGGATTCCCTGGTGCGCCAACGATTATTGGCACAACGCCAATCAGCGTTGCGACTGCCGCTGGTACCTCAACCATTAGCCTTAACGCAAACTACTCTACGACCAGCCACCTTCACGATGGCACCTACCAGCCGTTTGGCACGTACATCACCTCCATCACTGGTGCCGCCCCAATCACCACCTCTGGCACCACCGCCATCACGGTCGGCATTGACCAGAGCGCGATCACTGGGGCCACCGCCGCTACCAACGCACAGGTCGTCCGCTTCTTCGTCAAGAACACGACTGGTACCACGATTCCGAAGGGTTCTGCGGTGTATGTGTCTGGCGCGACTGGCGACAATGCGCTGATCTCTCTTGCCTCCGCAACATCCGAGGCATCTTCCTCTAAGACGCTTGGCATTACCGCCGAAGCGATTGCAACGGATGCATTTGGGTACGTCATTGAGGCTGGGTATCTCACCGACATCGATACCTCTGCAACCACCGCTGGTGCAGCCGTCTGGCTAGGGAATACTCCTGGCTCGCTGGTATTCGTAACCCCGCCAGCAGAGCCAAGCCACGCAGTATACCTTGGTGTTGTGGTCCGAGTTCAATCAAACAACGGATCTATTCTTGTCAAGGTACAAAACGGCTACGAACTAGACGAACTCCACGATGTCTCTGCGGCAAGCCCGTCTGATGGGGACATCATTCAATACAAGACCTCAAGCAGCCTCTGGACTAAATCGTCCATTGCCAGTGCTGGCATTGCGGCATCTGTCCACACTCACCCGTACCAGGCCGCTGGAACCTACGTCACCGCCGTCAACGGCACGGCACCGATCACGGCGTCAACCGACACCGCTGGTGTTGTCACTGTTGGACTAAGCGCAAGTTATGCCTCTGACGTCCACACCCACGCTACAAGCAGCATTACGAGCGGAAACTTCGTTGCCACCCTTGCCGCTGGCACTGGCGTCACCGTCACTGGTGCGGATGCCAATGCTGCCGCAAAGACCGTTGCCATCGGACAGGCCGTTGCTACCAGCAGCGATGTCACGTTTAATGATTTAAATATTAATGGAGATAACTCGCTCTGGATCTGTAGAGCTACTCGTGCATCTGGAACGCAATCGCTGGGAAATAACTCGGACACAAAAATTGCATTGGATACCGCAAGCAGCACGGCTACCACTAACTCGTATGACCCTCATTCCTGGTTTAGCGATGCAGATGACAACATCGTTATTGGTCAGTCTGGTGTTTATAACATCCAAGGCGCTGTTGGCTTTGCTGCAAATGCAACTTCTCGTCGCGGTATGACTCTCCTAGTAAACGGAAGTGTGGTTGCATCGACTCAGGTTGCCGCATCTCCTGCCAACGAAACAAGTTTGTCTATTTCAACAAACCTCTATCTTGACGTGGGCGATACCGTCCAGATGAACGCGCGACAAAACTCTGGTGGCGCACTGAATACATCAACACTTGCTGGCGCATACCCAGTGCTGAGTGTTGCACGGGTGGGTGCGTAATGGATGCTGAACTTCAGGCACTGGACGCAGCAATGGCCGCCGCTGATGTTCACGGCTGGCAGGTCGTTCTGCTAGATCAGATTGACGGCGTGTGGACTGCTGACGCTGGACTGCCAAACTCTTGGGATGAGCCAAAGCAGCGCGCAACTGGCGCAACTCGAACGGACGCGCTGCTCGCGCTGACTGCCGCACTGGAGTCACGTGACTGACCTCGCACCAGTCCTCACGGGCTGCCACGTTTGCCGCAGCCCACTGGTTGAGGCAGTCAACAAGAAGATGCGCGACGGAATGTCCGATGTGCAGCTCTCGAAGTGGCTTGCGGACGCTGGGCACTACATCTCCCGCATCACTCTTGGCAAGCACAAGCGTGATCACCTCACCGAAGACCACGAACACAAGCGTATCTCCGCAGTAAAGCACCTACAGAAGCAGAAGAAGACCATCAAGGCAACGGGCGACCTGGCAATGCTGGTACGAGACTACGTACACAGCGCGGTTCAGGAGGGGGATTTGACCCCAACGCTGGCAGAAGGCCTTCGTGCACAGGAAATGATCGACCGACGCCAGGAAAAGGGCGCAGATCGTGAGGTTGCACTGCAACTTGCGGGCATTCTGGGCGGAGGTGCCACCTACCAGATCATTGAAGCAACGGAAATCAAACCATTAGGGGTCGGAGAATCGGAGTCATGATTGCGTTCCGCAGCCTTATTGGTACTTCTAGTCGCAGTAAGCCTTGTTCTTCCAAGAATTGCTTATGCAAACCAGCAGGAAATCTGGTGCGGGGGAACGAATCCGTACACGGGGGAGTGGAAACTATGGGGTCCATTCTGGTGGGCGGACGAACCAGATCCGTGGACGCAGATTTGTCTGCCAAATCGACCGTGGGATCCAGTACCAGTGGAGCCGACCCCATTGCCGAGCGCGAGTGCGGAGCCTAGCCTTGAGCCGACGCCAGAGCCTACACCCAGCCCGACGCCTGAGCCGACGCCAGAGCCTACACCAGAGCCGACTCCGACTCCGACTGAAGAGCCGACGCCAAGCCCAGATCCAACTCCGACTGAAACTCCGCAGCCTACGCCAAGCCCTACCCCAACGGTAGTTCCGAGTGAGCGACCATCACCAACTCCAACGCGAACTCCAGATCCTAGTCCAGAACAAAGCGGAACGCCGACTCCAAGCCCGACTCCAAGCGAAGAAGTCACTCCGAGTCCTGAACCAGTTCCAAGTCCTAGCGTGGCTCCTGAAGGGCCAGCGGACGCAGTAGCCCAGGCGCTTGGGGGGGCAGTCTCAGCACTCACCACATTAGGCAATGATCTCTCGGTCGAGGAGAAGAAGCAGGCTCAACCAGTTGCGGTGGCAATCATCGTAAGCCAGGTAGCCCAAGCAGCAGCGGCTGCTGTCGCAGCCTCCAACACAGGGAGAAAGAAATGATTTCACGCATTATTAACGATCTCGTCGGTGGATCATGGACGATCCTCGGTTTGCTCTTCGCGGTAGTCGTACTGCCAGACGGGGCAACAAAAGACACCATGTCAGCAATCTTCACGGGTCTGACGCTAGTGTGGTTCCTTACTGGGCCACTACGCTGGAAGGATTAAAGAATGCAATATCGGGTCAAGTCGCAACTCTACTCTGACGCAGAAGCCCAGCAGAAGGGCGCCAAGCAGATCCTTGATGACTGCACATGGTCGTCTTGCGCTGCTGCTGTCTCGTGGGCCTCTGGCTACACGGTAGATTACAGCGCGGCCCAGGGTGTTGCGGCGCAGAAGGCTGCACTCAAGCGCGTCGATAAGCAAGGCGTCAGCGATAACGGCGGCTCCCTTCCAGAGGCAGTCAAGGTCATCGCGCACCTAGGTGGCAAGGCTCGCTACGCAAAGAGTTGGGAAGACGCCGTTGCCGCTGCCAAGGCTGGCGCGGCGTTGATGGTCTGGGTGCAACAGCCTGTGCAATACCCAGCAGGCGTAAAGATCTCGGCGTGGCACGACCGCTGGCACAAGTGGTGGTCGAAGCAGAAGCCAGAGAAGATCAAGCTCGGCTACGGCCACATGACTTCCGCTGGCTGGTGCGAAGATCACGGCTGGCAGTGGGCGTGTCCAACGCGCGATGAGAAGGTCGCTGCGGAGAAGTTCGGCGTACCAGTGACTGAGGCGCAGTTGCGCCAGATCGCCAACAGCAAGGTCAAGGCTGGCAAGTTGAAGGCTGACTTCAAGGCGCTCCTCATCGTCACCCACCCAGGCAAGGTTGCCGCTCCAGCGCCAATCGCTGTGCCAGTGGTTGCCCCTGCCCCAGTGGTCGCTCCAGTGGCTGCCACAATCAACGTAGAGGCACCTACGAAGCCCGTAGAGGCTCGAAAAGTAGAATCTGGTACTAAGACACCATCCGAGTTGGATGTGGCTGTAAAAGCCCTGGAAAAGGTCGACTGGGCATCAATCGGAGCAAAGGGTCTGGCTCTGGCAGGAAGCGCGGCTGAGGCCGCTAAGAAGGAGAAGACCACCGTGGGTAAGATTGGCGCATGGTTCAAGTACATCGCAGACAACAGCAAGATTGACGAGATGCTGCTTGATGCAGTTCGGACGTTCCTCACCGTGTCGATCTCGGTCGCACTTGGTTTGGGCATCCCGCTCCTGGACATCAACGGCGGCGACTTCCGAACGATCATCAGCGCAGGCTTGGCGTCTGCCCTCCAGATCGTCGTCAAGGCTCTTGACCCTAACTCCACTGAGTACGGCGTCCAGAAGAAGGGCTAATGTCCGACAATTGGGTCTATGTCGGCGGAACATTTGACCTCTTCCACTCAGGGCACATCAATTTCCTTAGCCGATGTGCCGAGTACGGCAAGGTTGTCGTCGCACTAAACACGGATCAGTTTGCCGCTCGGTATAAGCGGCAGCCGATCCTTTCCCTCGCGGAGCGTTACGACGCGGTTGAGGCGTGTAGATTCGTAGACAAGGTTTTTGTCAACATCGGGAACGAAGACAGTTGGATCACCATCAACACGATGCCAGTTGACTGCAAGATCAAGTACATTGCCCACGGCGATGACTGGACTGGAGAGAGCCTTTTGAAGCAGTTGAACGTCAGCCAGCCGTGGCTGGATGAGAAGGGCATTGAGATGCTCTACATCCCGTACACCGAGGGCATCTCTACCAGCGAGATCATTAGGAGAATTAAGGGTTGAAGCTCGCGGTCATCATGACCATGTACGGTCGACACGAGAATACCTATCCGCTCATTGAGCGAGTCCTAACCTCTAGCAAGATTCCAGATGAGATTTGGATTATGTGCGAAGGGCAAGATGACTTTGACGTTGCGAGCGCGGCCCTAGACAAACTCTGGCGCGTGAACGTGACCCCCATCCTCTTGCCAACGCCACGAGATGGTAACCGATATGCGGTTATCCCATACTCCAACAAGATTAACTACGTACTGGACAGGACGAAGGCGGATGCCATTGTCTATGTGGACAATGGCTCCATGCCCTCAGAGACCAAGTTTGAGGTCATGCTCAAGGCTCTACTTGACAACCCCGATTGGGGCGCTGTATACTGTACGCAACAGCGTACAGGGTACCGAGAAGAAACCAATGGAGCAGACCGCATCATTCCTGATGGGTACGGAATTCTGAACTACACCCAGGTGATGCACCGCCCAACAACCGCCCGATGGACAACGGACATGGGCAAGGCAAACCCAGACCTTGCAGACGCAATCTTCTGGCGTGACCTTGGTGGACCATTCCACCCAGTTGATGGCCAAGTTGTCCACGATACCCACCACATGAATTCGGCTGCTGCCGAAGGAGTTATCTGATGCCCAAGAGTGCTGCATGGCAACGCAAGGAAGGCAAGAATCCGCAGGGCGGACTCAATGCCAAGGGTCGCGCGTCCTACAAGGCGCAGACTGGCGGCACACTGAAGGCTCCTGTCAAGAGTGGGGACAATCCCCGACGAGCTTCATTCCTCGCCCGCATGGGCGGTATGCCTGGTCCAGAGCGTGATTCGAAAGGTCGACCGACGCGCTTGCTCCTTAGCCTTCAGGCTTGGGGCGCCAGCAGCAAGACGGATGCCCGTGCAAAGGCAGCCGCGATCAGCAAGCGCAACAAGGCTTGAAGCAACTAGCCAATGAGGTTGCGGTCGATCTGGCTCGTGGTCGCTCTGACATCGAGTTCTTTGCTCGCAGGTGGCTTGGCATCCAGGGAAATCCTGGACAGGTTGCATGGTGGAAGTCCTGCTCCGAGCGCGATGAATCTGGGTATCGACCGAAATACATCACAACAGTCGTATCCGCTGGCAACCGTGCGGGCAAAACGATGGCAATGGCGGTGGTCTGTTTCCACCACGCCTTGTACAAACTGGGACTTCCAAACCCGAAATATGGTGATTCCCAGTCCCACCTTGCGTGGCTAGACTCTCCCTATGACTGGTTCCACATCGGTATCCAGCAGGAGACCGCAGAGCTAGTCTTCCGAGAAATTGAGACCATCCTCACTGGCCAGCACCCCGCCCAAAAAGGTCGTGGTTGCCCGATGGTCAAGGAACTTGGTAAGATCGTAGAGACCACCAAGAAGTATCGCGGTGAGTATCCGTGGATCAAGTTCAACCCTATCGTGGGCGGAGCGAGCATCCACTTCCGAACTACACAGGATCGAGCCAAGGCTCTCCTTGGTAAGGACATGAACGGCATCTCGTTTGACGAGGCAGCGTTTGAGCCGCACTTGCTGATGATCTACCAAGAGGTGCTCAACCTCCGACGACTCTCCACTGGCGGACCACTCCACTTCATTGGAACGCCGACTGAGGGGTTCAACGAATACGCGGACCTGTGGGAGAAGGGGAACCCCGACAACCCAGCCCGCGACGACAAGTTCATCTCGTTCCGATTGTCCACTCGTGATAACATTGGGTACGGGTTAACCCAGGAGAACTTTGATGACGTTGTTCGGCAGCAAGCCGAGTACCTCATCCCCCAGAACATTGACGGATTCTTCATTGAGGCTAGGGACGCATTCTTCTGGTCCCAGTCCATTCAGGCAGTATTCAAATCAGGAGTCGCAGAGTTAGGCCCGACACGTCACCATAAGTATGTCCAGGGTGTAGACCCAGGGATTTCACATGACGCAACGTGGGCGATCACACTCGACATCACTGACAGAAAACTCCTTCGCGGCACGCGGATTAGAAAGCGTGGCGGCAAGCAGAGCATCTCTGCCGTCGTGAACATGGTCCGCGAAGGACACCTCCTCTACCAGCAAGACGGTGCGTACTGCACCACCATCGTCGATTCCACAGGACTCGGTGGACGACTATTCCAACAGGAGTTCAGCATCATCCGCCCGCTCCGAGGCTTTGACTTCGGTGGGACTAAGGCGAAGAAGGTGGAACTCCTTAATGACTTGAAGGCGGTCCTAGACAAGGGACAAATCGAACTGCCAACTGGCGGTGCGTGGGATGAGATGCGAAGGCAACTCCTCACCTACAAATTGGATGATAAGAAGCTGGAGCAAGATGCAGTGATGGCACTGGCCATTGCTGTGCGACACGCTTTGCGAAACCCAGAGAAGCCCGTGAACGATCCAGTGTTCACATATTTTGGAGTGAGTGACTGATGGCCGACAAGGTACGAAAGATCCCCGCAGCGTTCGAAGGAACGCGGGCGATTCCAGCGCAGTACACGACTGACCCTGATATCGCCACGCCTGAGCAGATTGCCTCTATTGGCTCTGCCACCGAGAAGGCGCGTAAACTAGCAAAGGGTCAGCGTATCGTTGCGGCTGCTGCTGGCGGCAAGCCAATTGCCACCGCCCCAGTATTCACCAACATTACCGTCAACAAGCAAGGTTCTGTCAAGGGTCAGGCAAACCGACCAATCGCTGGCGGTGCTGGCATTGGCATCAACGACCCATCCATCACGACACGAAACCGCGCCTCTTCCCGCATCAAGCCGAACTTCGAGAAGCTCACCCTTGGCGAACAGGCTTCCGTCAAGATGTCCGAGACCTCACTCAACGGGCAGGGCATTGACCCAAGCAAGGACGAAGCGCACCTTCTTCTTCAGGAGATCCTTGGTCGCAAGCAGTTGGTTGAGCCAGAGCAGAACCGCCTGCGCTCGCTCTTCCGCCGCATGGATAACCTCTATCACCCAGAGACCATCACCCTTGGCGGTGCTGACCATTGGGCAGATGATCCAAGCGCACGGCTTGCTGGTCGAGCACACGTCTCGGTCAACATCCACCACGCCTATGTCCAGATCCCAGCCTCCATCCAGGCTGTGCGACCAGTCGTCAACTATGTTGCCACTGGACCAACCCCCGAAGAGCGCGATGCCGCGCAACTGCGCGAGCGACTCTATTTCCGCTGGTGGGATGCCAACGAGATGGACTTGCTCCACGAGCACGCTGCGCTTCTCAAGGAACTTTATGGCCACACGGCGGCAAAAGTGTACTGGGATCCAGTTGCCGAACTGCCAAAGATCAGCGTCATTGAACGACCAGAGAACCTTTACCTTGGGTTCGGCGATAGCGACTTCAATCGCCTAGACTGGGCGCTCTACTGCTACGGTATGTCTCCGCAGTCAGTCCAAGAGGACTACGGCGTTGAGGTCATCCCTGTCAAGCAGGGCGACAAGTATTTCCCATACACCACCCGTGGCACACACGATGACCCAATCGGCAACGTGTGGTCCAACACCTTTGAGCGCAATCCGCTCCGCCGCGAGACTGCCTACGAGCAGATGCAGGTCGAGGTCTACGACTACTGGTACAAGGTGCCAACCAAGCCAGGTAAGGCTCCGCTCGTGTACAACGCAATCTTTGTCGGCAACTCGCTGGTAAAGAACGACGCGCACCCAGAGTATCAGGGACAGATCCCGTATGTCCACCTACCAAACGGCAAGATTCCTGGTAGCCCATACGGTAAGCCAGCACTCTACGATGCCGAGCAACTGCTCCGCGAGAAGGACGAGCGAGTCACCGCCATGGCGCAGATGATTCAGTCCATCGTCGGCGGTCAGATGTGGCAGCTCGTTGGACCAGAGGCTCCTGATGAGGTACCGCCAAACGCGCTACCAAAGCCAGGTCGCGTTGCGACCCCTGGCCCTGGCAACGAACTCCGTGCCATCCAGCCGTTCATCCCTTCGTTCCAAATTGAGCAGTACATCGGTCGTATCGACCGAGAACTTGCTGTTGCAACTGGATTGAATGACCTGCTCCTTGGTCTCGCACCAGCGCAGGTACTTGGTTCCTCACGAGCCATCGCCGCGCTCATCGCTAACTACGAAGCACGCCTTGCCCCTAAGCGCAAGGTGTTCTACCAGTGGATGCGACAGGTATGGGAGATGTGCGCCCGCATCTGGGAGATCAAGAACCCAGCCGTTGCCGAGATCATTGGCGGTCAGTACCGCATTGACATCGTTGCGCCAGAACTGACGCCGCGAGACACGCTGGAACTTGCCAGTACCGCGATCAACCTTGTCCAGAACCGACTGTGGAGCGCCGAGCGTGCCATGGATCGAGTGGGCGTGGAAGATCCGATTGGCGAGAAGGATCTCATCCGTGATGAGCAGACTGATGCCACACTGAACCCTGCCGCCGTCGCCACGATGTCGCAGGTCATGCAGCAGATGGCCATGATGCAGCAACAGCAGGCGATGATGTCGCAAGAGCAAGCTGCGAATGCCCAGCGAACGCTCCAACAGGGCGTTCCTGGGAGCCAGTCGCTAAACCAGCCAGAGAACCAGGCGCAGTTGCCGCCTGAAGCCATGCCAGAAAACGCCGCAGCGCCAGGGGAAGAGAACCTTGTCCCAGCGCCGACTGGCACCAATGAGGTACCTGCATAATGGCACGACGAGGACGATTCACAAGCCCGAATTCGGGCGGACAGAACCTTACCGCGCTGATTACCAGCCTTCTGCGTGAGCGAAAAAACGCAGAGGAGCAGGCACTTCTCGATGCCTACCGAACTGGGACTGCCTATAATGGCGTTGTCCCAACGGCGGCTGACATTCAGTCGTTCTATGACCAGTGGGCTTCGGCATCTGGCTACGCCCCAGGTTCGCTTGAGTATCAGGCAATCTTCCAGAAGAAGTCTGACCTCAATAACTATGACTTGAAGAAGCAGTTCAATGCGTTGATCTCGACCTTCAATACGACTGACGGCTCAAACTATCAGGAGATCATTGACTTCCTTGGTAATGAGGCTCAGACATCCACTGATTCCAACGACATTGCGGATTACGCAAACTCCATTGAGACGACCACAAGCGCCTACCTGAAGTATCAGGGCCAGCGTCTCGTCCGTGGCGAACTGACCGCAGCCGAGTATCAGAAGATTACCTTAGAGTCGCTCAAGGTTCTTGATCCTGGGAGCGTTGCCTACACCAATGCGGTGTATGACGCATTCCAGTACGAGTGGAACGCAGAGGCAAACAAGTGGTCTAACCGCGTCAAGGCTGGAACCGCAACCAACGCGCAGTTCCGTGCGTGGGCGAACTCCTTCAAGAACCGACTGGTGCAGTCTGGTATCTCCAAGGACAGCGACCTCTACACGTCCGTTGGTGCAAGCATTAGCCAAGCAAGCATTGCCGTTGGCGATAGCCCAACCAATACTCGACTGAACAAGACCCTTGGAGACCTTAATAACGTCTTCGCCCTAGCGCAGGCTGTTATCGGCGGCGTTGAGGTTAGCGTTGAAGACATCATGCCAGATCCAAAAGATGTACTGGATAAGCTCTCCAAGAACCCAGATCTCATGGGTCTGTACGCTGACTGGATTGACGATAATCCGTCATCTATCGGACCGACGCTTACCGCCCTTGGAATCACTGACGGGGCAAGTTTCCGACAGTGGTTTGATGGCGCACTGAAGAGTGGACTTACCGACGCTCAGGCTGTGACGGCTGCTGGTGGAAATGCCAACTGGGATGACTGGACTGCTGCCGCGACAACGAACGGCGCACTCACAACCTTTGACGAGTTTGCCGTTACGAGCAGCAAGCACGCACGAGATGTCTCTGCCGCCAATGGGGACGACTCACTCATCTCCTTCTATGACACGGAGTATCGCAAGTTCCTTGCTGGTGAAAAGTCATACTACGGAGATAGACCATCCATTGACGGGTTGTACGAACAGCAGTTCGCTGTCGTGCAAAATGAACTCAATGCAATGAATGGGGGCCATAAGGACGGGTCTCTCACACTTACTGGCGCACTCAATGGCGGCGAGCCAACCTGGACTAATATTAGTGTAACGGTTGACAACGCTAAGGCGTTGCGAACTGGTGCCGCTGTCAAGGTGTGGAATAAGGAGACTGGTTCCTTCACCACTGAGCCACCACGCGCAACTGGGGTGAAAGAAGGCTCGTATCAGTACGTCAGTTTCACCGTTCTTCCAGACGGAACAAAGGTTCCATCAGTCATTTCGGTGACTGGAAAGAAGATTGTTAATACCAGCGGAAACGATAACGGTTTCATCTACGAGCTTCCCAATGGGAAGACCTATGCCACAGACATTCAGGGCAATGCCTATGAGGTCACTGGCGCAGTTCCAGTGGCACGAGAAGGATATGCTGTTGATGACTTCGCCAATATTGGCACAAAGATTGATACCGTTCCGCTCATTGATACAACGTCGCTGATCCGTCAGGGCGTAAACCTTGGGGAGTTCAATCCAGAGGATCCAGAGGCTCGCCGTGCAGCCATAAGAGAATTTAGCGTAGACGCTGCTGATCTTGACACTGCTGCTGCCCTTGCCCTTGAAGTTGCTGCTGGTCTTGACCCAACTGCCAGAACGCAGATTGAGACAGAGGCTGGAAAACTTACTGCTGATTCAGTAAACATCCGCGCCACGCAACTTGAGTCTCCTGCTGCTGGTTCAGATCAGCTTGCCCAGGCTGCTGCGCTTCGCGGCAAGCCAGAAGGTGCACAATACGAGACCTTTGTCAAGCCGAATATGGACAAGTACGAAGAGGTCTCCAAGGGTCTCTTCCGACTCAAGGACACTGGGGCGCAAAGAAACGCCGCAGAGCAGAACAAGTACATGGCAATGGGCGGTCAGGTTGGCAATCGATTTGATGCCGCTGGCCTTTCAAATCTCCCACAAGTCGTTGACCTTCGCCCAGAATGGGTGAAGTCTAGCGACAAAGAGCGGGATGTGAATTACGCAGAACGCATCTTTGCTGGATATGGCGTTGCATCAAGTCAAGCCCCGTCGGATAACTTCTTCCGAAATATGCCAACGACCAAGAAGCAGCAGTATGGCGCTCTGCCGCCTGCTCTTCCACCAGCGGCCATGGCTCCGTCGGTAGTTGTTCCACCAACGCCTAAGCCACGAACACCAGACCTGATTGCGCCTACTGCTCCAGTTGCTCCAGTGGCACCGCCACCACCGCAAGCAGTGCTTCCGCCATATCGTGGCGGCGGCGTTAGGAAGTTGTAATGCCGAGCATCTTTGACAAACCTTCGGCAAAGACTGGGACGACGCAACTTGCCTCCATCACCCCATCTGGAAGTTCCGCAAAAGCAGTCCAGGGCGCAGGTCGAATTCAGGTAAGTATTGCCGATCCATCAACTTCTATCCAGAAGTCCGTTGGCGATATCAATGCTGGGTTCATCGGCGTTGGTAAGGGGCTTGTGTCCGTTGCAGAAAATCTTCCAATTGTTGGTGGAATTACCAAGCCTCTTATTGGGTTTGTTGGCTCCATTGCCGACGCAACGATTGGTCGTGGCGTAAGCGCACTGGAGGGAATCCGCATCGGTGACTCTAACCTTGCCCAGGCGTCAGTCAATGCCTTGGAGTTTGTCGGTCAGCCACTCGGTTGGGGACTTGATGTTATCTCTGCTCCTGGACGATTTGTTGAGCAGAAGACTGCTGAGGCCAGAATCCGCAACACTCAGACTGGCAAGCAGGATCTTGTGAGCGCACTCTTTGGTGCAGCTCCAAAGGATGTTATGGCAATGGTGCAGGGTGGTGCTTCTCTTGAGCAGGCAGCCGAGCACCTTTCCACCACCAATGCTGGATATAGTGAGAACGGTCTTGCAAATCTTGGCTGGTCGCTTCTACTTGACCCAATCAACGTTATTGCTCCTGGTGTTGGCTATGCTGCCAAGATGGGCAAACAGGCTTCAGTCTTTGCTCGCATTGCGGATCGAGCCGCCCTTGAGGGAATCACTGACACTGCTCAGATTGCCGAAGCGCAAACATTCCTTGGGAAATGGGGATGGGCTGGGAAGGTCCACGACGCTACGGTAAAGACGCTATCGTGGCGACCGCAAATGTTTACTTCTACGCTGGCAAAAGAGGTTGTTGCAGCAACTCCAAACGTGTACAACATGAAGACGTTTGGAGGATTTATGGATGATGTTGCTGCCGCTGGTGGTGTGGATGTTGCCGACCGACTTCTAAAGAACTTTTCCGTAACGTCAATGAACGCGGTGAAGTCTGGTGCCGTTCGTGCCGTAACCGCAATTCGACGTTCTGGATCAGAAGACCTTGCCAATACTATTGTCCACCGATTCTGGGATGACCTGAGCAAGGGCAAGAGCGTAGATGAGGTGCTTGCCACCCAAGTCTATGGCGATGGGGATATGGCTTCTCTGCTCAAGCGTATCGGTCTTGAGGATGCAGACATTGCAACGATTTCTTCAAAGATCCAAGAAAAAGTTGGAGTCAATCGACTGGATGAGTTGGTCAAGGACAATGAGATCCGATCCATTGTAAATTCACTTGCCAGCAGGCACGCCAACTGGACCGTTGCTAATAAAGGCGCATCTATGAAGATGGTTGCCGATGTTCGTGTTGCGGCAGACTCTCGATTGGCCGCCGAAGAGATGACCCGCGTCCTTTTTGAGGCAAAGAACGATGTAGTTGCCCTTGCCGCAGATCCAGTTCTTGGTGTTCAGGAGTTGACTAAATATATTATTAACGGCGGTGGTCTTTCCCCAGAGCTGGCTCTTGCTGTTGCCCAGCGACAGTTTGCCAAGCACGCTGGCGATACTCGTGCATTGACAGATATCCTTGCTATTGCTCGTGGTGCAAACTTTGGTCAGGCAGCTCGCAAGTTAGCTGCCGTTCGCAGCCTCTTCCCGAAGGGTGACCCGTTTTCCAAGTTGACCATCACCTCACAGCGCAGCCTAACAAGGGCAGAAGCTGAGGCGACAATCAAGCGCGTTGATGGTCTGAAAGCGCAGTTGAATCAAGCCATTAAGGAAGGCGATACCGCTACACAGAAGGCGGTAAAGGTTGAACTCAAATCAGAGTCCGACCGATTGGTTCAGGGGTACGATGAGTTTGCTGCTCAGTTTGGCACCAATGGACTCCATACCTACGATGAAGTCTTTGACTTTTTGAATAAGGCTCCGAATCTTACTGTTCGGGAACTCTCTAAATCAGATCGAGCAAGAATCCTTGCCGAGTCCGTGAGCGATGACGCAGTTCGCCAGGTTGATGCACTAGACAAGGAACTTGTTGGGATGGGTTATCGCCTTGGAGTTGCCCCAAATGACGACATCGCCCGTGTCACCACGATGGCAACAGACCACTTTGGCAACGAGAAGTTCATTGAGATGACGATGCCATTTGCCGATACGATTGATCATGTGGCTATTGACGCCATTGACAACGCTGGGGTTGCGCTTCGCCCAAGCCGCCTTGGTCGTATCTTTGATCGCGTATCTCGACCGTTCGGCGCAGAAGTTACCAAGAATGTCGTCGCTGAACGATTTGTCACGCGAATGGTTGGGCAGTACGGCATCTCTGTTAACAAGGCTCGCCGCATTTTGGCTGAGGTCAACAACCTTGCCGCCTCTAAGGGCGTGCAACCAAAAGCGTTGCTTGCTGATAGCAATGAGCTGGAAAGCATCTTCCGACGACCAGATATGATGGGCGATGATTATGGTAAGATTCTGGACAAGGGCAGCACGGCCTTCAAGGAAATCCTAGACGCTGCTGCTGGCGACCTCGCTTCTGCTGGTCTCACAAGCGGGTTCACTGGTCGAGTAAAGGCAGTATTCCCAGCCATCACCCTATTAACCGACAAGATCTACCCAGAGGTTCGCTTCGGTTCGCTCAACCCATTCTTTAACTTGGTACTAGAGCGCATTGAGACGGCAACGCAGAAGATCACCTACGGCATTCGACGAGAGTCTGCCGACGAACTAGCCCAAGAGATCACTGGAACATCCCTCCGCAAAGCATACCTAGATCCGCGAAATGTCAACCGAGAGATTGCGGACGGTCAGTTGTATATGGCTTCTCGAGCAAACCGCAATACCGCTGCTGCCGTGGAGACGGCAACCAACTTTAAGCAGCGAGTGGAGCAACGCATTAAGAGTTGGTTTTCTATCCAAAGAGTTCGGACCGAAAAGGAAATTGCACGAGATATCATGTCCGACAAGTTTGCCGCCGATGAGTTTATTGATCTTCTGGATAGGGCTGCTCCTGGAAAGTTTGATGAGCTGGCAATCCACTATGGTGTAAGCGAACCGCGACAGGTGATGCAGTTGCTCCTTGAGGAGTACATGATCCACTCCGATCCAATTCGACTTGCGGAGTATGTTGCCCAGACTGGAAAGCAGGTTCGCGGTCTTGTCTCCAAGGAACTTGCCGAAAAGATGGGCGTAGAGGAAGCGCAGGCCCTTGCCGATGCCGTCGTTGGTGCCTATGAGGTCGCTATCCTCAAGGGTAGCCGAAAGGCAGACAAGGCGCAGTACTTTGCCAGCCAGCGCACCTGGCTTGAGCGAAGCCTCAACCACCCATTCCTTGGAATCTATCCGTATTCCTACATGACACAAAAAGTGTTCCCGCTAATGATGCGCTTAATGTTCTTGACTCCAGGAGCAAAGGGTATCGTTATGCCAGGGTTCGGCTACGCTAAATATCAGAACTTCCTTGAATACGCCAGCAATCGCGTCAATAGTGACGAGACACTACTGGATCAATTGCTCCAGAACGATGCGATTCTCTATGTGTTCTCAACTATTCTCCCAGCGACGCCCGACAACCTCGGCTTCTCTGCTCCATCGTGGCTGCGCCGAGGATTCATCCAGCCAGCCCTTCGTGGCCAGGCACTTACTCCTGGTCAGTTGGCTCCGACCCTTACTGAGGCGGTTGCCCAGCTGGGTCGAGGTACGGTGCTTGGTCAGGGACGCACAATTCTTGAAGGGCTTCAGGCTGTTGAGGACACTGCCAAGGTCAATGAGAACATCAGTGATTTCATTCAATCAAGCGCACAGGACATTCAGGAAACAGTTCTAAGCCTGCGCGGTAATTAAGAAAATAAACCCCTGACGCTGTGTTGGGGTGGGTTGTAAAGAAGGAGAAAATGCTGTGGCTGAAGAAGTCGTGAACAGCGTCGTGGACCAGTCGGCTGAGGTAGTTGCCCCAGAGGTAGCTACTGTGCCCACTGAGAACGACGGTGATGTCGCCACTTGGAAGAAGCGTCTAGCAGGCAAGGATCAGGCGCTCACCGCTGCCAAGAAGGAACTTGATGATATCAAGTCCAAGGCAGAGGAACTCTCTCGCTGGAAGGCGGAGCAGGAGCAGGCTCAGATGACGGAATTCGAGAAGGCGCAAGCCAAGATTCGAGACCTGGAGTCAAAGGCCGCTGCTGCCGAGGCTGCCGCGAAAGAAGAGCGATTAGCGCGGGAATTCCCTCTCGCTTACCAGTTCCAGAAGGATACCAGTGGTCTTGATGAGACCTCTCGCGCTGCTGCGCTAGAGAAGTTCATCCGAGATGCTGCCTCATCCAAGGAGCAGGTCGAGACGGCGCCCGCCATCGTTGATCCAAACAATGCGCGTCGGGCAACCGCTGCGCCAATTACTAAGCCAGATTCCAAGAGCATCACTGAGAAGCTCAAGGGACTGGGTAATCCATTCGCTGATTAGGAAGGAGTAGCTTCATGGCTACCACAACTACCAGCACGTCGGGTTTCGCTGATCTCGTACAGGAACTTGTTTCTGCACGCGCTCTAGAGGAACTGCGCGCACGTGCTGTTCACGCGATGCCAGGGATGTATGTCCCAGCTCGCTTTATCAAGGGCACGAACACCCTCCGCTACGCTCGTTATGCTGACCTTGGTGTCAACACGACCCCGCTTACGGAAGGCGCCCCACCAGTTGACCAGGCCCTGACGATTTCGTCCGAGTTCTTCACTGCAACGCAGTACGGCTCAACGATTGCAATCTCGGACCTTGCCAACATTGACTCGCCACATGACCTCATCAGCATCGCTGCTGAACGAGTGGCGTATCAGGCAGTTCGCTCGATGGACCACTTGGTCCGCGACAACCTGCACTCGAACGCGGCAACCGCTGCCGTCTTCGGCGCAACCGCATCGGGCACCCTCACCCAGAACGCCGCGAACAGCGCCGTTGCTGCTGCTGGTGTTCTCAATGGCGCCTTTGTCAAGCAGATCGTTGCTCGACTCAAGGGTTCCAACGTTCCTCAGTTCGCTGATGGCACGTATCGCGCAATCATCCATCCTTCACAGGAGTATGACTTGATCAGCGATACCGCCGTAAACGGCTGGATTGAGTCGCGCAAGTACGTGGACAACACCGATCTGCTCACGGGCGAGATTGGTATGTTCGCTGGCGTTCGCTTCATTGTGTCTTCGGACGCCAAGGTCTACACGACCGCTGGCGCTTCGGCTGGCAACGTGTACGCCGCCCTGTTCCTTGGCCCTGACGCCTACGCAATCGGCGACAGCCAGACCCTCCAGAGCTACTTCGTAGCCCCTGGTGGCGACCACACCGACCCACTCGCACAGAAGGCGCTGTTGGGTTACAAGATGCGCTTCGGTTCGCTCCTCCTTGATGAGGCAGGCGCCCGTTACCGCGTCGTCAAGACCCAGGCCACGGTCGGAGTCTAATCGGTTGGGACGCCGATACCCCCGTCCAGTCTTTGACTGGGCGGGGGAGTCCCGCTAGAATCAACGTAGAGGCACGCCAGACGCGCTAGGAGCCTCGAAAAGGGTCAGGGTGGTACCTAGATACCCCCAGAGGGTCGAATATGCTGAAAGTCCTAGTTTGGGGACACGTTGAGGAAGGGCCATGTGCCTACTTCCGTGGTCACCAGTTTACCGAAGAACTCAAGAAGCTCGGCGTTGAATATCGCGGGCTGAACAAGGTCGGGATGAAGATCAAAGAGGGCGGGGAGAAACTACTCCTCCCAGAGGCAATGGCCAAGGGCCTTGTGGACTTTGACACTTCCGATGTGGACTGGGCAGACGTCGTTGTCTTCCGACGCTATTACAACACCACGATCTCCTGCAAGGATGAAGCGTGTCCATTTGTCACCTTCTCCTACGCAGAAGCAATGAAGCATGAGCATGGCTGGAAAGAGCGCGACCTCATTACGCGGCTCCTCTGGCCCACCTTCCAGTATGCCAACCACGGCAAGGCAATCGTCTACGAAACGGACGATGACCACTTCAACATTCGACCGTGGAACGGCTACATTAAAGATGTGATCCCAGAGTACGAGATGATTGAGCAGATGGCAAAGCGTGCCGATCTTCTCACCACCTCCACCAACACCATCGCTCGGCGCTACGCACGGTTCAATGACAACATCCGTGTCATCCGCAACGCCATTGACCCAGAGTTGTACAAGCCAACCGTTGAGCGACCAGCAGGGGACAAGCCGCGTGTTGTCTACTACGGAAGCACCGCCCGACTCCGAGACTACGCTGGGTTCCCAGAAGGTCCGCGCGGAAAGATCGCTGGTGGCTACGCTGCCAAGGCGGTGACTGACCTCAACAAGGAACTGCATACCGTCTTCGTTGGGACCAACCCTGGAACCGAATCAGTTGTAGCGCAGTTCTTCCAGGAGCAGCACGGCTACGTTGAGGGTATCCAGAAGTTCTGCGAGACCCTTGCCAATACCCACCCAGACATCGGCATTGCCCCACTGATGGGCGATGAATTTGATCAAGCCAAGTCCGAACTCCACTGGCTTGAGTACGCCCTGACGGGCGCTGCCTTCATCGGCGAGAGGTTCCGTGGGGATGGTCCGTACCAGATGGTCCGTGAGGGTGTGGACGGGCTGCTTGCCCGTGGTCGCGGCGAATGGTACGACGCAATGAAAAAGCTCACACGCAGCAAGGATCTGCGAGAACAACTCGCAGGTGCGGCGCGTGAGCGTGTGCTAAAGGAATATCACTACAAAGATCGAGCAAAGGAATGGGCTGACGCCTTCAAATGGGCAGCCGAGAATAAAGGCAAAGGAGCCAAGATCGCATGAGCACGACATTTTCCAGCCTACTCACTTCGCTGCGGCTCTCCCTACGTGACCCCAACGGGACCACGTGGTCGGATGGCCAACTCGGTGAACTGATCAACCGTGGCATTGATGCCATCGGTGACGTCTACCAGTCCGAGACCATCCAGTCCACCGCCTTCACCCAGCCGATCAGCGGCTCGGTATTTAGCGTTGCGCTCACCACGGTGACGTGGCCAGTGCGCGTTGATGTTTACGACGACAGCGGGAAATATCGTGAGACGGTTCGACCCTCGTCTGGCGATGGTCCCGATTCGGGTTGGGAGACGCATGGAGGAATCCTGTATCTCCCAACCCGCTACGTCCTTGCGGTCTCAGAAGGTACGTTAAACATTGTCGGCTACGGTCCGTGGACGCAGATCAATACTGCGCAGACCACTTCCGCCACCAACCTTGATACTACTGCCCAGAACGCAGTGAAGGTCTACGTTGAGGCTGAGGCGCTCACGATGCTTACCTTTGACCGAGCGCAGTACCAGCAGTGGCAGGTCTCGTCTGGCTCGTCCGACATCTCTGCCCTCGGCATGAACAACCTTGCCCTTGCTGCCCAGCAGCGATGGCGCCAGGAGAAGAACCGAATTCGACGATTCCGTAAGGGAGGCTGATCGTGGATTTCAACAGGGAAATCAAGATCGCCACTGGTACGGCGACCTCAGCGTACCTCAATCTCAACAGCATCACGACCGCACCGACGGTTGGTACGCCATTCAGCGGCTATGTAGTTGAGAGCGTTGCCTACGCCAATGCTGGCGTCAGCGGCTTCATGGACTCTATCGCCCAACGCGACGGCGCAGAGGCCAACATTGCCCTGCTCGGCACGCGGCAGATTCAGATGATTGTGCAGGTGTACGGGTCGTCGTCTGCGGATTTCTACGACAAGCTCAACGCCCTCAACTCGTCGCTTCAACCATACCCGTCCTTCGCCACAAGCGATGACGGGTTCCGTTCGTTGGACTTCGATCAGGCAACGCTGGACACCACCGCCTACACCAGCGGATTCATCAATATGCGGATGAAGGTTCGCCCAACGAGCATCCCCACCTATAACTTGAACAATGACCTAGTGACTCCACGGACAACCGACCGTGGTATCTCCACTAAGGCTGCTATCTCCCTGATGGCTAAAGACCCACGGAAGACCAGACAGACGGCAACCACGGGGACGATTAACGTTTCTTCATCTTCGGCAACGACAACAACGCTGACGAACAATGGCAACTATGTGGCGTATCCGACCTTTGTCTTTGTGAATGCTGCGACGGCCAGCCGAACGGCGACCATCAGCACCAGCGCATGGACAAGCGTGATTACACTTCCAGCGTCCTCAACCATTACGGTTGATGCCGACGCTCGGACAGTAAAGATTGGAACTGCCCTGCGGATGGACTTGGTCACCACTGGAACAACCAGTATGCCCTATCTCCTTGCTGGAGCAACGGTGCTTACCGTTTCAGCGATGGACTCGGTTACTGGGACATTCAGCTTCAACGAGGCGTGGCTGTGAGCGATCAGAAGAAGTTCCGCCTTACGATCTGGGACTTTTCAATCAGCGGCTGGCGCGGAACGCAGAAGGCAGTTGTCTACGATGCCTCTGACATTGGCGTAGAAGAGAATGCAAACGATGTTGGGTCTGCGTTCTGGACACTGAAGAACGACCACCCGCAGATTTCCGAGTTTGTTCCCCTTGAGCGCCACTATGAGATTGCTCGATGGAACGACAGCATTGCCACACCACGATGGGAGTTCGTTGGCGCAGGCGTGATTAACGACTTTAACGCTACGGAGTATGAAACTGTCTTTGCTGGCATTGACTACAAGGCAGTGATGAATCAGGTAACGACTCCACTAAGCCAGATTACATTTGAAACCGTTAGCCCGATCAACCCAAACCTTGCCACGGTTCAAAAAACAACGATCTTTAACTCGACTGACGGTGTTGAGGGTACCGACCAAGTTTTCGGGTCATCCTACGACGTTAACGGTAGGGTCGGATTTGATGTCACTGATTCAATGACTGTTTCTTCGGCAGAGGTTTCTGCGGTTGCAAACACCACTAAAACCGTTAGCGTTTCCTCTGGCACATCTACATATACGGCGTCGGTTGAAACCCCATATTTGCAGTTGACATATAGTTTAGCCTGGACAGGCGCAACAACGCTCTCTGGTGGCTTTACTGGAACCATTGGCGGACTTACGTTCACTGGCGGATGGCCCAATACCCCAAGAATGCGAGTCGCAATATTCGCCTCCCCGCCAGCGGCACAAGACCTTGGAGACCCTGCAATTGGGGCAACTGGAAGAATTGCAGAATTCAACATCAACGCCGACACGTCTTCTGGTGTCAATCGATTTAAGGCTCAGAATCGAGTAGTCGACGTATTGCCATTTTCGGCGCGAGAAAAACTTTATGCTGCGCTTGTCGCACAGGGTGCTGCATCGGCAACGGTTGCTTCTGCGCTTATTGAAACCCCAACTGGATCTGCGAGCAAGTCTGGCACACAGACCGTGTACGCATTTAGAAACGGCTTGACGTACAACTTAGATCTATACGCTGGAATCTACGCTGCCTACAGCACGAGTATCAATAAGTGGTTCGTATCTGCTGGATCAAAAGCAAAATCTACCCAAGAAGTTACCCTTGGTCAAGGAACTAACAATATTGTAGACATCGTACAGAGAATTTTTAACAATGTCGCTACTGGATCAACAAGTGGTCGGCTCAGATATTCTACTATGTCGGTCATCAATAGCGGAAGTACTGCGACGACCCATACCGTCTACAGTGCGGGCGAGCCGTCTTTGCAGCACATCGGTGATGTTTGCGATATAGAGATGGGCGCAAGAACCGACGGTGGCAAGGCCGTTTTTGGAATCACAAAGCCAGCCGCTGGTAGTTCCTACGACGGAACATTCCAGCTTCGTTTAAACGTTTCTAGTAGCCCTATTACTACTGGACCAGCCTTAAGATACCCAGAAACTATTAAGTCATATACTTATGCTCCTGGATACGCAAAAGTTAGGAACGACGTGACAGTCATCCCTACCGAAAGGTATCTCTCTGGCTCTACTGGCCAGGGTACTGGGGCAAGCATTATTGGGGCAACGGCATCAAATTCTTCATCTATTGCTCAGTTTGGTCGAATCCCAATGATTGTGGCAAAGGGCGGGTTCATAAACGCTCAGTCCGCAACCAACGAAGCGTCTCGAATGATTGAGCTATACGGAACACTACGGACTAACACCAATACTTCCATCCTGAGTTCAACCGTTGTCCCTAAGAACACTAAGCAGGTCGGCCTCAAGATTGCGGTAGACGGACTTTATGTAAACAGCAGTTGGGATGTAGGTGACTCCATTAACGTGCAGATTAAGCATGGTTTGGTAGACATCAACGAACCCTTTGTTATCGCTGGGTACCGATGGTATGGTGAAAGCGACGGTCACGAGCGGTTGGAGATGGACCTCGTTCAGGGTTCCTCGTTCGCTGCATCGTACAACCTTTCATCCGTAGCGCCAGATAGCGGAGATACGGGCGCTCCATCAGCACCAGGTGCATCATCGTTTGGCGGAACTGCCGTACCGCGCTCCCGAAAGCCTTCGCCAACATCGCGTACCCCAAGAACCACAACGCCCACAACGACTACCGCTACTAATATCCCAACGAGATCAATCTACAGTAGGGGAGGAAAATGACAGGAAGCCAGTTTACCACAATCCTAACCGCCATTGAGAACGTCCGCACCGACCTCTCGGCAAAGCTGGACACCATCGAGGAGCGGCTTCGCACCGTGGAGGTCGATCAGGCGAAGGCGTCAGCCGTTGTGGAAAACGACAAGGAGCGCACGCTTGGTGTACAATGGAAGTTAGGGATTGCCGTGTCCGCTGTGGGCGTGGTAGCAACCCTGATCGTAAGCCTACTTCAGTAGGCTGGGAGTATACATGAGTCTAGAACAAGATATCCATGCCATGCGGCAGATGGGGCTTCCGTTCTCGATTATTGGATTAAAGCTCGGCCTCACCAAAGATCAAGCGCAGAAGCGATACCAAAGATTCCTGTTGTCCAACCCCCTCCCCCACACCCCCTCCCCAGAGGGGGACTGGTCTTCTTTAGAGGGGGATCGGTCTTTTAGAGGGGGTCAGGTTAAGAGAGATACCCCCCCTTACCCCCCCAAGGTCGAGGATCTTATCACACCAGTTGAGCCAGTGCAACTAGACTACATTCCAAGGATTGGCTCTCGTGAGGAAACCACGAACGAACTGGTTGTGGCGGCGGGGGACTTCCAGTTCCCCTTCGAAGACCCAGAGGTCTATGCATCCTTCCTTACCTTCTTGGCAGCAGAGCGACCAGATCGCATCGTGCTGACAGGTGACATCCTAGACCTCACGGCTGTGTCGGCGTATGACCGAGACCCACGTCTGGGGATGCCAGTGCAGGAAGAACTCAACCACGCGCACCGACGACTCGCAGAGATCCGCGCATCGGCTGGGCCAGAGGCGCAGATCTTTTTCTTGTACGGCAACCACGAAGCTCGCCTCTCCAAGTGGCTGGCGAAGCGTGCGCCAGAGTTGGTTGGCATGACCGACTCCGAAGGTCGAGAGATTCTCTCGCTGGCGAACCTGCTCCGCCTTGACGCACTGGACATCATCCCGTGCCTCAGCGATGGCTTGGCATACGCTGGTCCAGAGCACTTCCGCTCGTACTACCAGATTGCTCCAGACCTCATCGCTACGCACGGGACCTACTCCCGTAGCACGGGCGGTGGCGCAAGCATCTTGCCGATTGTGGACGCCGCTGGTGTCTCCGTCGTCGGTGGTCACGACCACTCGCAGGGCGTGGCGTTCAAGACCGTCGGTGGCTTCGCTGGCATTGAGCAGCGTCGCACCGCCGCCATCTCCACGGGGATGATGTGCCGACGGACGGAGTTGGGCTACCTTGCCCAGCATCAGGTCAGCCGCTGGGCTGCTGGCTTTGCGGTCATCGAACTGTGGGGAGAAGAGGCTGGCCAGTGGCAGCCTGACTTCGCATCATGGACAGGGACGGAACTGGTATGGCGTGGAAAACGCTACCAGCCTAAGAGTGTGGTAAAGTAATCACAATAAATCCGTAACGAAAGGGTCGAAATGATAGGGGTCGTAGGCACTGGGCAAGTAGCCCAACACGTTCTTGCAGAGCTGCGCCGTCGGGCGCTGCCACATATTGTCTTCTCACGCTCGGCTGCGCCTATTGGCGAGTCGGGCGTTTCTGTTTTGTACACGGAAGCAACCCTACCTGACTTGCTTAGGGAGCACAAGGTGACGAGTGTCATCAACTGTGCAGCGCAGCGGGACATCGCCGCCTGCGAGAAAGATCCAGGGTCGGCGGTCACGGCGAACGTCGTGTTGCCAACGATCATTGGCCAGCACGTCCGTCAGGTGTACATCAGCACCGACTATGTGTTTGACCGCAACGAAGAGAGCCGCCCACTCACGGAAGACACCGAGAGCAAGGGCGCACTCAGCATCTACGGCACCACCAAGTTGAAGGGCGAGCAGATGGTGCTTGCCAACAACGGTGTCGTGGCGCGGATCAGCAGCCCATGGGGGCTGTATCCGTCGCCGTTCAAGCCGCACTTCGCTGACTTTGCGATCATGAGTCCAAACACACTAGACCTACCGAATGACCAGTTCTTCAACCCAACGTACCTGCCCGATGTGGTTGGCACGATGGTGGATCTGGCAATCGACGAGAAGCACGACGGCATCTACCACCTAGTGTCCAGCGGCAGGACGGACTGGGCAGCCTTTGCCCAGATCGCTCGCAAGTTCCGCAAGAATAAGCAGAAGGTCACCAGCTCCGCTCGCAACGACAAGACGCGACCGAAGCATGGTGCGCTGGTGAACAGCAGGCTCCTCCCGTTCCGACATTGGATGATTGCTATGGAAGAATATTGCAGAGGCCAGTTGGCTGAAGAAAGGATTACACGATGAAGGCACTAATCGTTGGACATCGTGGCTACCTAGGGCCACTCGTCGTCAAGCACCTCAAGCGTGGCGGCGTCACCGTTCACGGGCTGGATGAGGACTGGTACACCGAGACCCTCAACGGGCTGAAGGGCGAGCACGTGCCGCATAGCGAGCGCAACGGGCTGGATGCACGGCTGGTCGACCTTGACCCGCTCGGATCTTACGATGTGATCGTCTGGCTCTCCGCTGTCTCTAACGACCCACTGGGCGAACTCAATGTCTTGGACACGCAGTGGTCTAACTATGAGCAGCCGATGCTCCAGGCGAAGCGGTTCTGGCACGAGAACCCATCGGGCAAGTTCATCTACATCTCGTCGGCATCCGTCTACGGAGCTGGTGAAACCCAACCATCTACGGAGTTGTCGCCAGTCAACCCGCTCTCTGCCTATGGTCGCACCAAGGCGGCGATGGATGCGTGGCTGCTGGGGCAGGAGCACCACCCATGGGTGTCCTTGCGCCTTGGTACGCTCTGGGGTGAGTCTCCCAATATGCGCCGCGACCTTGTGGTCAACGCCTTTGTCTGGGAGGCCATCCACAATGGCGTCATCAAACCAGCGTCGGATGCTCGGCGTCCGATCCTCAACGTGGACGACGCGGCGTGGTGCATTGCCCTTGCCGCCCTTAGCCCAGCTGTCCGTGGTATCCTCAATGTCTGCTCTGAGAACATCACGGTCTATGACCTAGCCAGTCGAGTTGGCGATGCGCTTGGCGTTCGTGTAGAGTACGGCAGTGGCGACGGCGACCGCCGTGACTACCACATGGACAATGCGCGGGCGTTGTACAACCTGGAGATTAGGGAGGGCGAGTTGAAGACCACGCACAATCCAGACAATCTCTGGCGCGTAGACCAGTGCCTGCGAACGTATAGCGGGTACCTACCAACTCGCACAGATATGTACAAGAAGTTGCTGGGCGAATGAACGTCTCGCAGGTTCTTGATGTCGCGCTAAAGGCAAAGGCTGAGGTCGGTCGACCATCGGCTCGTCGTTGGCGCGGCTCGCTGCTGGGTGCCTGCATCCGTCAGCAGTGGTACAACGCCGAGAAGGTGGAGCCAAGCAACCCATTCCCAGATAGCCTGTACCGCGTCTTTGAGCGCGGCCATGTCGTTGCCGAAGTCCTGAACCGAGCTGGGCGTGAAGCCGAGCGGCTTGGTCTGCTGGAGTCCTTCCGCGAGGAAGTGCCGCTGGTCTGGGACGAGTACAACTTCTCTGGCAACGCCGATGCCGTCGTGCTCCGCAAGGATGGCATCAATGAGGTCTGGGAGTACAAGTCGATCAACAGCCGTGGGATGCAATACCTCAAGGGCGTCAAGCCAGAGCACGCAATCCAGGCTTCCATTTACGCACATATCCTAGAGTTGCAGACAGGCGACCCGCACGAAGCCCGTGTGGTCTATGTCGCCGCTGACAACTTCCAGATTGTGGAGTACACGTTGGACAGGGCGTGGCGTAATCGCGCCATGAGGGTTCTTCATGTGCTACAATACTTCGACAAGCGGAAGCCGCCCCGTTTGCCGTCCCGCAAGGGGAAGGATATGAAGGCGGAGTGGCCCTGCAAGGGCTGCCAGTGGTTGAAGGAGTGCAGAGGATGACGCAGCCAATCAAACTCGCGGCGAAGATCGCCAAGGTCATGGAAGCGGTCGGGTACGTTGCCAAGACGGGAACAAACTCGGCGCAGGGATACAAGTTCGTGCAGGCATCGGCAGTTGCCGACAAGGTGCGCGAGCAGTTGTCAAAGTTGAGCGTCTCGATGACGCCAACCAACATTGATGTGATCAGCGAAGGGCTTACGCCAAGCGGCAAGCAGGCGTTGCTTACCCTCCGTTTCACATGGACGCTGACGGACGGAGAGACGGGCGAGACCCTCTCGTTCCAGTCCATCGGCACGGGCGCTGACTCGGGCGACAAGGCGGCATACAAGGCTGCCACTGGCGCATTGAAGTACGCGCTGCTCACTGGGTTCCTCATCCCAACAGGTGATGATCCAGAGTCCGACATTGCAACCGACAAGGTATCGTCGGCGGCGAAGGCATTGTTTGGGGATCAGGAGCGAGTGGCTCCAGCCCCAACGAAGAAGGTTGAAGTAGGGGAGTTTGATTTCTAATGACTGAGAACAAGCGCGGCCCACAGGTCGCAGTTGATGTATGGCTTTCCGACAAGAAGGAGCCGAAGGAGAAGACGTTCCAGAGCGGGACGACTGCCATCGAGTTCTTCGCCAGCCGAAGCACGGACGAGTACACCACATGGCGTGCGCTTCCGAAGGAAGGCAAGCCAGAGGCTCCAGCCAACAAGTATGTCTATGTGACGCTCACCGTCTTTGACAAGAAGACGCAAGAGCATCTCTACAAGATCTACTACAAGGTGCAGGAAGCCCGCGCAAAGAACCCGAACGAGAAGCGACCGAACCTCCACGTCACGGGCGAGCTACGCAATGCTCGCATCTATGAGGGCAAGTCATACGAGGACATCACCGTCCGCGACTGCTCGCCATTGATCTGGACTCCTGCGGAGCAGGCGTGATCACCACGCCAGAGAGCGCAGTAGCAGCCGCTACCTGTGCGCTGGCGCGTATCTCGACATTCAAGTCTCAGGGTCAGCACAACGAAGGCTGCTCGTTCTGCAAGATTGATCCGCGAGACCTCTGCCGAATGGTGGCTGAGTTCATGGACAACTCCGCGAACTCCGCTGCCATTCGGCTCTACGAAAACAGTACGTCGCAGAAACTGATGGAGTCAATGTGGCAGTAAAGAAGGTAGCCAAGGCAGAGGGGAAGAGGGCCGCAGCGTGGCTGAATCCTGTCTGCTCTGAGTGCGCCACGGACATTGAGAAAGAAGGCGACGCAATGAAGGTGAAGCTCATCTTCTGGGTTCCAGAAGGTAGGCGCACAGGTTGGCGTTGGCAGCATCGAGTATGTCCGAAGAGATAAGACGCGACGGTCGCTTCCTGGATGACAACCTAGAGTTGATCCAGCGAGAAGATGTCTGCTGGGCTGCGGATACCAAGATGTTCCGCGTCTGGGCATTCCTCTCGCGGCGCTACCTTGACGAAGGTATCAAACCACCAGAAGGTTGGTTCTTTTTGAGGGAGACGATTGAGAACAGGGTTCTCAACAAGCAGTTGCTTGAGGCTGGAGCCATTGAGTTGGGCGAGAAGGTCAACCTAGGCGATGGTCGAAAGGCGCAGACAGCGAGGTTGCTCCGTGGGTAAGATGAAAGACCTAGCCATTGATGAGGCAAACAGAGAGCGGTCAGTTCGTGGCAAGCGTGCGCGTCAGCGTGGCAATGCCTTTGAGCGCGAGGTCGCTACTCGACTGAACGGCAAGCGCACTGGGATGTACGGCGGCAAGGACGACGTGCAGGCTGGCGTGTTTGTGATTCAGTGCAAGGTTGGCCTCTCCTATCCAGAGCGTCTGGATAAGTGGCTTCGTGAACTAAAGCCGAAGGCTGGGCAGTTGCCCGTGCTAGTGGTCGGCGATTCCCCTGGTGCTGGCACACGGCGCAGGGCATTGGCGGTCGTCGACTTTGACGACTTCGTAGCATGGTTTGGAAAGGTGGAATCAAGTGAGCTTTGAACCGTCAGTCATTAAGTCAAACGTCTACTCAGATAATCGCGGGTTCTTCACCGAAGTCCTCAAAGACTTCGGCTTCCGACAGATCAACATGAGTTGGTCGAAGAAGGGAACCGTTCGTGGCATCCACGCGCAGCGTCAGATGGCCAAGGCTATGTGGCTGGCATCTGGCAAAGCAACGATCTTCGCAGTGAACCTTGACCCAGCGTCGTCGCTCTTCGGCAAGACCATTGCTGAGGAGATGGTGGCTGGCGACGGCAAGGTCTTCTTCGCCCCGTGGTGGTGGGGTCGCGGCTTCATCGCCCACGAAGATACCAGCGTGGTCTATGCCACGACGGACATCTACCGAGCAGAGCATGAGATCGCCATTGCGTACACCTCGCTTCCAGAAGTTGAGGCTGTCGTCAAGGCAACCTCCTTGAACCTGATCATTAGCGAGAAGGATCAGAAGGCGAACATCTTCGGCACCAGCGATACAATCACGGCACTCCGTGAATGGAAGCGTGTCGGCGATGAGATGGCGTTTGACGAAGAGTGAGCGTCTCGTATAAGAAGAAGAAGCCTGACGCGCTGAGTGTCTCTCAGGTCTGGCTTCAGATCTATTCCATCATCTTGTCGGCTCTGGAGAACACGCCGAACAAGGAATCCATTGCCGCTAACGCGGCCAATGCAATCGTAAAGGAGATCGATCTTGGCGACTGAACCATTGGAAAAGGAAGAGTACACGGCAACTCAGGTGATCCGTCAGTTCGTGACTGCACCAGCAACCAGCTCTAGCGCACGCACGACGCTGCTCTACGGGGTAGCCGCCGCGCTCGGCTCGCTTGCCCCGTTCCCGTTCGGCGCACTGGCAGCGTTTAGCATTGCCATCCTTGCGGCTGACCGCAAGAAGTGAACTCTGGACTTGAGTGTCTGACCTGCAAAGGGGACATCAAGCCATCACGCAAGAAGCCATATCGGTTGCAGGAGTATAGCCTTCGGCTGTACGAGTGTCTGAAGTGCAGCAAGAAGATGGCGGTCGCATCGTTTGTTGTCGGTAAGCAGAAAGCCAGATGGCTAGAGAGGCTATATGAAGAACACACCGAAGATCCAGGACTTTGAGACGTACTTCACCACGCTCTATGACGAAGCCAAGGGCATCCTTGTAGAACGACAGCGACAGTATGGCCCAGCGAACATCGAGTCGCTCGGCGTACCAGGTGTGTTCTCCCGAATGAGCGACGACAAGATGAGTCGCGTTAAGAAGGCTCTCAACGGTTCGGTAATCAAGGGGCGCGTCGTCCTCTCCGATGCGTCCCTTGCCGAACTCCAGCACCCGTCGGTACGGGATGCCCTCATTGACTCAGCCAACTACGCGCTGATTCTCCTTAGTCTTATTGATGGGAAGTGGACGAACCTTCAGGTTGACTACGACAGCGCCGACGATGGCGCAGAGTCTTGATCTAGACCTTCTGGAGCAGAGACTAGCGTCGCTCCAGAGGGATCTAGGAGCCACGGAGAGCGCACTTTCTACCATGGGTAGTGTCCTACCCCTATTATCCCCACACGAGCGGCAGATCGCCGCTGTCGGGGTTCACCTTGCATTGGAGTTGATCCGCCGTGAGCGAGCAGGACGAACAGATCAGGGAACTATTCCGCGCTAAGGCCATAGCGGATGGCAAGTCCCTGCGCCAATGGTGCCGAGACAATGGCATCATCTACGAAACCCTTGTCGGTCGAGAGATCCCGTCCGACCTGCCCCTGTCTGCCATGCACGACCACGCTGGTAAGTATTTTGGTAGTTGCCCAGCCTGTGAAAAAGAGTGACCCCTACCTGACACAACACAGGTAGGGGTCGGAAGTCGGGTAGGAGGGCCACCCGATCTAAGACATATTACTCTTCTTGAATGAGTTCGTCAAGTGAGCCGAGTTGAATATAGACTGGCGTGTTCACACCGACGTATCCGCCAACGATGTTGAACTCGAAGTACTCCTCTGCCTCTGAGTAGTGGTCGCACTCTGAGTCCCTATCGTGCGCATCCTCACACCCTTCAGTGAAGTCATCGGCTAACTTCTTGATGATCCTGTCCTGATCATAGACCACGACGTCATTGTTGAACTGTCGCCCAACGCCGACCACACAGTCATCGAATCCGTCTGCCTTCAATCCCTCAAACATCTTACAAGTCTCCTTCGCTAAAGGTCGTCGTCGCCTTGACGAAGACCAAATCAATCTCTCCAGTCGGACCATTACGATGCTTCGACAGCGACAACTTCACTCGCTCCCGTGCCTGCCCATGCTCCTGTCCGTTCGGGCGCCAAAGCAGCATCACTAGGTCAGCGTCCTGCTCAATCGCACCAGAGTCTCTGAGGTCAGCCAATCGTGGCTGGCCTCCTTCTCTATGCTCGGCTGCTCGGCTCAACTGCGAGAGCGCAATGACTGGAACGTTGAGTTCCCTTGCCATTGCCTTCAGCCCACGGCTGATGTCGGAGGTCTCGACCACGCGGTTGCCCTCCTTCGTCTGCTTCGTAGGCATCATCAGTTGCAAGTAGTCCACGACGATGAGGTCAAGTCCGCCATCTGCCGCAAGCCGACGCGCCTTCGAGCGTAGGTCTACGGGTGATGCGACTGGGCTATCGTCGATGAAGATACTCGCGCTCTCTAGATGATGCACGGCTGCTGCGATGCGAGCCAAGTCCATACCCTCAACGTCGCCGCGTCGGATACGGAAGATGTCTACGCCAGACACACCAGCCATGAGGCGGGTAGCCAACTGATCCTTGCTCATCTCTAGCGAGAAGATTGCTACTCGCTTACCCTCTTTGATGGCTGCGTGCTGCGCGATGTTGAGCGCCATCGCTGTCTTGCCCACGCTCGGTCGAGCCGCCAAGATGGTGAGGTCGGACTGCTGCCAGCCCCCAGTCATCTCATCAAGGGCGGCAAGCCCAGACCCCACACCCCTACCACTGCCCTTGTTGTGCCGAATCCAATCTAACTTAGAGACTGCATCCTGCACGAGCGATGACATCCCTGCAAAGTCTGACTTCTTGACCGAGCGAGCGACGGCATAGATCTCCGCCTCTGCCTTGTCGAGTGCCTCATTCGCATCGGCTGGGTCAGCGTAGGCAATCTCCGAGATGCGGCTTGCCGCAGCAAGGATGCGGCGCAGCGTGGCCTTCGTCCGCACTGAGTCGGCGTACTGGCTGGCGTTGGCGCTGGTCGGGGTCATCGCCATGAAGTCAGAGAGGCACGCATAGCCACCGACGGCATCTAGATGACCACTGCGGGCGAGTTCCTCACCGACTGACACCACGTCAAGCACATCGCCACGCTGCTGCAAGGCAAGGATTGCCTTCCATACGTAGCCATTGCTCGGCTTGGAGAAGTCCGCTGGCGTGATGTCCGATGCCAGCGACGCAGCGTCTGCGTCAATCAAGCACGAGCCGATCAGTCCAACCTCTGCCTCAACGCTTCTTGGCGGTTGCCGCATTGCTACTCCCCCTTCTTGCCTGCGATGAATCTTCACCGTAGTCTATGTCTGCCTCTCGGTCGAAGGCTGACTCTGGGTCAAACTCCTTGCCGAATAGTTTGTGTACCGCTTGCGGGTCGCATGACTCGGCAGAAAGAAGCGCACCAGACTCGTACTCCGTGGAGAACTTATCCCGTGAGGATCTATGGCCGACTGCCGACCATAGTCCGCAGCCATCGCACGCCAGCGCCATCTCATAGTGCAGGTCTACCACCGCACGGGCACGGGCGTGCCCCTTCTGGACAAGTAAGTATACACGATTCTCAGCCTCTAGGACCATATCTACCCACGGCTGGTAGGAGTACGTATCCTTAGCAATTAGCACTGGGTTGGGACGATAGGAGATCCACACCACTCCCTCTGGCTCTTGGTCTTGGATGTATCCATCGTTCCTATCTGGGTGCAGGTCGCCGCCATCGTTCACCTTTGTATGCGGCGAGTTGCGTGCCTCCATCACTAGGCTGAGTGCCTCCTGTTCGGTCATCATTTTGTAGCCAAACCCATCGCAAATAGTAGGAGCATCAACTTGGCGAGAGACCATAGTGCGTCTATCACTTGACCACCTGATACACCTTTCCCGCGATCTTCGCTTCGACAATCGCGTCTGTTGGGATTGACTTATACATAGCCGAGCGTGGTTCCCACACGATCATGAGGTTCATGGACGCAGGGTCATACGCACGCGCCCCACCTTTGAGGTGCTTCTTCACACCCAATCGGCAGGTCATTGTGCGCTTCTCTCCCGTGCTGCGCTTGGTGAAGACGATGGTGAAGAATCTTCCCATCGACTTCTTGATCTTCTCGATCAGAGCATCCGTGCTCACGCGGTTATCGTGCTGCTCCTCATCGGGGCAGCGCGGCGTCGCGTCGGCTGGGTAATAGGCGGCAGCCTCAAACATCTTGCCGCAGTTATGGCATCGGTAATCCGTTGTGAGTTTCACAGTTTCCCCTCCTCTCGTGCTTGCTCCACGCCAATCTCTTCCTGTGTAGAGGATGCGGCATCCGCCGCAGCCTCATCGACACAGGTGCCGACGTGAAAGTTCCCCCAATCTAGCGGTGCGTATGGCTCTCGAATCTCAATCGGAGCACCGCACCAGTCGCACATCAACTGGTCTGTCATGCGTGAGCCTTCTCAGCGTATGACTCGCTGAATAAATCTCTCGTGAGGACTGACACATCCGCCTCTCGGTCAAGATTGTAGACATACAACTCAACATCCGAGGCTTCGTCAATGGCATGGAGTTCTCGCACCAACTTCTCCGCCCACTCCTTCTCAAAGATTTCCCACGGTACGCTGTATGACTTCGCCTCTACAATGATGCCAGAGTCGTATCGTCCGATGTTGTATCGGTCGTTGGCGCTGATGTCGAATCCCATACCCCGAAGGGTTTGGTCAATCGCCACCTCAATCTTCTCGCGTGTTTCTTTCTGTGGCGTATCTACGCTGATGTAGACCTCTGCTGCTGCGCTCATGAGATCGCACCCCCTACTGCTACGCCTGCAAAGAAGACGGCGATGATGGCGCAGGTGATAGACACCCGCTGCCAGAACCTGCGCTGCCTTTCCCAATCCTGATAGTCCTTAGCCGCACCCGTAAGGAGCGACGCTCGTAGTTGCTTACCTGTCTGTGCCATGTTATTCCCCCTTATTCTTTGGCGAGTAATGGCTGCGTGCCACACCGTCAATCGTATCAATGGCGTGCCATGCGATGACCGTCAGACCAAGCGCCGCAAGTCCTGCGACCAGCGCCTGACCAACACTGAGGCTAACCCATAGCCATGCCAAGCCACACCCCGTAGCGATTGCGTATACGAATACTGTTTCCTTGTTCATTGTGTTCCCCTCTCTAACTATGTTGGCAAGCGCCAACTGCATTACCTTAGAATACTCCCCATCAATCTGTCAATACCCCCGACGTACACCTCCTAACTCTTTTATCTCGACATAGACCACGCCACGCGATAGCGGGGCGAGTTGCCTAAATAGAGCAGGGCTTAGGTCAATGACTCTGCTCTTGCTGTTCCACGGCTTGCGCAATGCACGCCATGCTCCATGGCAATAGTCTCGCACGGTAGCGATGACGCACCTGCTGCTACCCCGTAGGCATACGCGCACCCGATAGGGCTTGTCATAGTAGGTGAATGATCCGACTGCTGCATAGAGCACCAGTTCTCCACCCCTGCCGCCGTTCTTGACACTCTTATAGGGAGTGCAGGTATCCGTCCTGCCGTACACCGACACACCTTGCGGGCATCGTGCGCCATACCACGTGGCTACGCCGCTCGTTGGTATTCCGTGAGGCGTGAGCGGCGGCATCGGTTGCGTGAGCAGCGACACTGCCAACAACGCGGCGATCATGCGTACACAATCCCATCAACCGACTGCAAGTCTTTCAGTTCCCAAATCACCATGTCATAGCCGCACTCCACGCACCGCACTATGATGTCGTCTTCCTCGCTCGGTACTTCATACTTCTTATTTCCCGTGTACTCGTACCCGCCATTTCCGTCCGATACAATCTCAAACCCGATGAGCACCCTCTCGTCTGCGACCATCTCGCCCTTCTTGCACTCTCCGCACATAATCCTGTCGCCTTTCATCATCCCCTCCTTATCCAAATAGGATGCGGCGATGCGCCACATCCGCAAATGCCACATGGTCGTAGTCCATGATAGCGTCAAGCACCTGCTCATCCGTCATGGCATCCACCTCGGACACCTCAAAGTCCGTGCCGCCCATCTCCTCAATGAGCCACGCACGCGCTGCTAGGCGTGCCTCATCTGCGGTATCGTATGCTTCATACGCGCCCGCATCATCGGCTACCACGATGAACTCATAGACCGCGTACACCTCCCACGTGCCCGTGTGCACTGGTGTGCCGTCCTGCTTCTCGTATCCCATTATGCCAACCCTCCCGTAATCAACGCTACGATGAATAAGAACCCGACGATAACCATGCGCACCGTATCCGTATGGTATCGCTCCATCTCTTCGCGCTCCTTGCGCCGTCGCTGTCCGTATGACTCCATCATTGCACCCCCTCGCTAATGGTCAGACCGTCCGAGATAATCCCGTCCGCAATCTGCCCGATGTAGCGGTGCTCCACCGCAACACCGTTCCCCAAATAGAATAGGTCATCCCCGAGATTGTCGCTAATCCACCGCCGAGCCTCGCCCGTAATCGGTAGCAGAAGGTAGACACTACCCCCGCCGACAATCTGAAAATCATCCACATGTGCCGCCATTATTCTGCCTCCTTACAACTCTCGCACCCTGTGCCGCATCCGCAGCGCCACGTGTTGTAGCACTGCTCGCAGAGCGGGAATCCTGCCACGTCCTTAGTTTCTGCGTACTCCGTGCCGCACTTAGAGCAGGGGTCATAGTCCTGCACGAGAACCCCGCTCCCGTCGCATCCGCACGCGCACGGATCGCTAGGTACGCATCCGCACCCCTCCGATACCACGCGGGCGCAGCCCCATAGATCTGCGCGACGATCCTCGCACTCCCCGCAATACCATTGCGCCGAGCGTGCGCCGTTGTTGTCTGCGTACCATGCGCCGCCCTTACCGCAAGCGCATTGCCCTACTCTTGCGTCCGTCATCGTACCCCCTCCCGCGCCGACGCTACCGCCGCCGCGTATGCTGCCCGCTCCGCGCGGTATGCGGGGATTTCCTCCCGTAGCGCGGCGATGGTGTACGGATCGCCCGCACCCCCTGCGCCCATACCCTCGCGGTAGGCGTGGATCAGGGCGTACAACTCCCGCCGTGGGCAATAGCCCGCCGTTATGGAGCGTTCCCCGCCGCCCTCGTTCACAATCTGCACCAGTTTCCACCCGCCGTAGGCGCCCTGCACATAGTAGCGCCCTACCATGGCGCGGCGCTCGCCGTCCGTGTCCGTATACCATAGCGGGGAGTCTGCCTCTGCCGCCGTGAATCCTGCCGTAATGTTTAGCCCTCGCAAGGCTCCCGCAATGTCTTTGGTTGTGTATCGTGTCGCCATTGTGTGCCCTCCTTACTATCGGCGGGGATTGTCCCCGCCCTATCCTTACCCTACGCCATGCGGCGCGGGTTTGTCAATACCCCCCGCCTATCCGCGCCGCCTATACCCTACCCGTAGCATACGCCCTAGGGGTAGTGCTTCCATCGTTGCGGCGTAGCAATCTACGCACGCGGTTGCGCTATTGTCTAGGTGCACGGTGCCGCGCTCATCCCGCCACGGGAGCGAGAAGCGGGAGAGATTCTCTACCGCCGCCCCGCACCCCTCGCAGGTATGCTCCGCGCAGGTGCTCCCCTCATCGGGATAGACTAGCACCGCGCCGCATCCCTCCTCCGTGCATCCCCGCACGCCGTACCCCGTTGCGCTCATTGTGTGCCCCCTTTCGCTATGGGCTAGGGGGGCGGGTAAATCCCGCCCCCTCTGCCCTATCCCTAAACGTTGCCCCGTGCGTATGGGGCGGGTTGTGCTTCGCGTTGCTTAATTGCGTACTCCATGCCGCTACGGGCGGCGGAGGAGTATCCTACACCCTCCCCGCCGCGTGCCACAACCTGCGCCCATTTTCGCGCATGCTTGTCTACGGCATCCATAAAGCGCTCCTCATCGTAGGTGTCGCTCATAGCGTGCAGACTACGGGCAACGGCTAGGGCTACCCGATACGCGGCGCATGTTGCCGCTTTGTTGTCGTTGTCGCCGCCCTCCTCCGCAACGGCTACCCCTAGCGTGCGGGCTAGGTGTTCAAAGTGTTTGCGAGTCATGTTGTGTGCCTCCTTACTATGGGGGAGCGGGTAGATCCCGCCCCCCCCTCTGCCTATACCCTACCCCTAGCGGGGCGGGGTGTCAATACCCCCCGCTAGGCGTTGCCTAGCACGGCGCGGATGTGCTCATTTTCGCGCTCGTTGCGCTCCTTCGCCCCCGCTAGGGCTTCGCGCATGTCTGCCACATGTGTGGCGGCTACCATCGCGCGGGCATACAGCGCGTCATCGTTCATGCCCTTCGCTGCACGGTGCAACGCGTAGGATGCCTCCCGTAGCAGGTCGCATGTGCGCTGAAAGTCGCTGCTTGCGAGCATGTCCGCTGCTGCCCTGTCTAGGCGGTTCATGTGTGCCCCCTTTGTGTCATCATCGCCCCCTGCATCTGGTGCAGTTGATCCCGATGCAAGCACGATAGCACCCCTCTTCCATGCCTGTCAAGGGGTTTTTGGTTGCGGTTTGGTTGTTGTTTGGATAAGATTCCTAAACAATACAAATAGAACAGATGTTCATAGGGCTAGGAAGCCCGTAGAGGCGCGAAAGGGGGCGGGGTGGCATGTTGATACCCTGCGGCGATTATCGGGGCGCACGGTGGCGCGTTCAGGGTCTGGCAGGTGTGGCACGGTTTGTGTCAGGGGATAGCGGGCAGGTCTGCCCATTGTGGCACGGGTTGTGTCAGAGGGGGTATCGCCCCACCCTCCCCCCCTCCCCCCACGACAAGCGCCCTTGTCTTAGCAGGACAAGCCCCCTTGTCGCGTAGGTTGCGGATTCTTAACACCCCCCCTCCCCCCGTGGCATGTCTGAGGGGGTGGGCGTTTGGTCT